TCGGGGCTTGACATACCCGACGAGATTAAGGTATACTGAGCCTGTCAACAAATCTTCCGTCGCGTTGACTGCCAGTTTTACTGGCACTGCGGAGTGTACAGCGAACGCTCCGCACCTAGTCCGGCACGCCAAGCGGCCTCTGCCCGACACAGCGAGTGGGCTGTTTGACAGCGTGATATGAAGATGGTACAATTTGTGTGGGGAATTTTCCGGCCGACACCGGTAACTTTTAGCTAAAAGGAACAACTATGCCCACATCAAAAGTAATCCGCCCTGCGGTCTTTGACGAGACCGGAGAGCATGTCATTCCTGCTGACGCCGACCTTAACCTTGATCCCGTCTCCAGCGACCCTGACAACTATATCGTCCGCGGCTCTGACGGCGGCGCGTTCCTCAACGGGGACGGCGTGCTGTCGAACGACGGCGAGAATCTCCTCAAGACCTCTCCCAACGATGGTAAGGTAACTTACCCCCGCTCCGACGCTGTAAGCCTTATTACCGAGACTGTCCAGCCCTTCCTTGATACCATTGATAACGAGGCCGCTTCCGCGCAGACTGCCGCTGACAAGGCGCAGGCCACCGCTGACAAGGCAGCCGAGGACGCAGCGGCAGCCCAGTGCACCGCAACTCAGGCGCTCAACGACGCCGCTGACGCTCAGGCTGACGCTGACAAGGCGCAGACTCGTGCCGACGCCGCCTACGACAGGGCGTCAGACGCCCAGTGCGCCGCCGCTGACGCACTCGACAAGGCTAAGGAGGCGGTGGACAAGCTCCCGGAGATAGCCGATGAGCACGTCACCGTCGTTACCGCCGGGGACGGCATTAAGGTAGACCACACCAAGAACTTCAGCCACAACGTCTATCAGGTGAGCGTGAAGCGCAACGGGGACGACTCCGGCCTCATCTCCAGCACTGACGGACTTGAGGTTGAGCTTAAGGGCAACGGCGGCATTGACAAGGACAAGGACGGCCTGTACGTTGACCAGCAGTGGATCAACGAGATGGTAGCACGCTACGCCAAGGACCACATGCTGTTCAATCAGTTCAAGATTGTAAAGCAGCTCCCTGAGATCCCCGACGCCGACGTGCACACCCTCTACCTTATCCGCAACAGGGACTCCAGCGCCACTGATGCAGGCACCAAGGACTCCTTCGACGGGTGGTTCATCGCCACCACTGAGAACGGCACGCAGAAGTGGGAGGAGATTGGCTACAAGACTGACCTCACCGGATACACCCATGCGGGCAACACTGTTAAGCTGACCGGCGACACCACCGGCACCGGCACCGTTGACGCCAATGGCAACGTCGTTGTCCCGACCTCTGTGTCCCATGCCGCTTCAGCCGACAAGACTACCGGCGGTACTGTGAACATCACTGGCTACGTGTCCGGCTCAGGCTCGTTCGACAGGAACGGCAACGTTACTGTTGACGTGGTTGCTGACATCAGAGATACTCCGTATACTTACTACGTAGGCAAGACCAACGCCAGAGACTACTGGGGCAAGGATGAGAACGGCAACCAGTGGGGCTCGACCGAAGACCACCCGTTTGCCTCGCTTACCTACGCCATTAACCAGTCCAACAGCCACATCTTTCCGGGTAATACGATTAATATATATGTTAACGATTCCGGGGAATACGATGAAAACGGGGGAGAAATTTTTGTAACTTCTCATACCATTGTTCGTGGTACTGCCAGCGAGCATCCGGTTTTCCGTTGCTGGTGGGATATGACTCTGTCTGCGGAGCTTGAATTGTCGGCGGTGGATTTTGCTATTCACAAGGTCCCGGCAGCGGACCTTTATCCGGATGGAATGAAATTCTTCCGTGTAGGCGGTTCAGGAGAGCTGCGTATTGAGAATGGCTGCCATATGGTTATCGATACCGATAATTTCGGGAAAAATAAATACCCGTTTATTGATATGGGCTGGCATGGCGGGTCTTCGCGTCTGACGTTTACTTGTAATAATGGTCCTGCTCTGTATCTTGAGCTTAGAGGCAATGGTGTTACACATAAAGCACCATATATAACCTTTGAAGCGAACAGCTCATTCGGCACTTCTTTTGCCCCCGGGCCGATGGCTGTGATTAAGCTTGTGTCTCCTTCCGGGACTAAGCACACCGGGACAGTATTGAGTCTTGATCGTTTCACTAACGCGACCCTGCTTACGACTCCTCTTCCGTATTATAAGCTGTATTTTGACTGGGATATTGCTGACGATTCGGATACTGCTCAGGTGAACCTCGGCAAGTTCGCTTTGCTTCAGCTGTACAAGAATCCGGATAAAGGGCAGGCGCTCCCCGGTTCCAGTGTCGGCAACGTGCCTGAGCTAGCAGATTATGCTCAGTGGGATTACGCATGAGTACATTCCGCGGCCGTGCCCCGTCCGGCCTTATCAACCGTGAGACAGGCAATTACGCCTATCTCGGCGAGAACGGGGAGATAATCGTTGACGGCCCCCACTGTCTCTCTGACAACGGGGAGAACCTGCTGGCTGTCGATCCGACTGACAAGGGCATCACCCTTAACCGCTCCAGCATGACGGACTTCGTTAAGTCTGTCGTGCCGGGGGCTGATATTGACCTCGCCACCGACTCCGATGTCGATGGCCTTTTCGCCGCGGACTGACCGTGGCTTATTAAGGAGACATTATGTCCGTAGAAGCTAAGAAACTTATTGACCTTACCCGCCTGTCCCGCTTCAAGGAGCTGATGGATCAGTCCGTTGACGGCAAGCTCAGCAAGCTTAAGATTGACCTCGTTCAGGTTGTGTCCGAGCTCCCTGCCATCGAGGACGCTGAGGAGGGCGTGCTTTACCTCGTCCCTGCCAAGGCTGAGGGCGAGTATGATCTTTATGCCAAGGAGACCGTTGACGGCGTTGCTAAGTTCGTGAAGAACTCCAGCCTCTCCATCTCCGGCGACCTCGATGGTTTCCTCCTCAAGGCTGACGCCGAGAAGAAGTACATCAGCACCGCCTCCGTAGCTGACGATACCATCACTCTCTCCCGTCCTGACGGCTCTACCGTTGTCATTACTGTCAACAACGTAGCGCACGCGACCAAGGCGGATCAGGACGGCAACGGCGCTGTCATTGCTGACACCTACGAGACCAAGGCTGACGCTCAGGCTCACGCTGACCTCGCCGAGGCCACCTACGAGAAGGCGGCTGACATCACTCTTGCCGAGACTGCCGACATCGACGCTCTGTTTGCGTGACGCCAGTCATGACCGGTTTGCGTAATCTGCCGGTCTGATGTTATACTAGGGGGCATAGTGCCCCCTTTTTTGTGAGGATAGTATGAGTAAAAAACTCAATAAACTCGTAGATATCAACGGTCTCAGAGAGTTTAAGTCAAAGCTGAACGCTCAGAACGTGTTCGAGTCGTGGCCTGATGGCGCTGAGGCGCACAACGCCATGTGGGGCGGACGCGACATCACCGCCGCCTTTGACGCCGGAACAGTCTCGGAGCACATCGCCGATGGCACGTTCAAGGACATTTTCCCCGGCGACTACATCACGAAGCAGGTTACGATTTCGGGCACGGCGTACACCGTCAACTGGGTGATAGCCGACTGCGACTACTGGATAAACAAAGGTGATGCAGCCATGATAGCCCATCATGTCGCCATCGTGCCACTAACTCAGATTTTCTTTGCACGGATGAACAGCACTAACACGACCGCGGGCGGCTACAAGGGCTCAGAGATGTACAAGAATGTAATCCCCGCCTGCGCCACTGGCATAGTCAGCGCGTTCGGCTCAGGGCACATACTGACGTTCATGGACGCCCTAACCAACAGCGTGGACACCTCGCATGTTTCGTCAGGCTTTCCGCAGTATATGGGCACTCCGAGTGGGAGTGAGTGGGTGTCAGTACAGTGCAACCTGATGTCGGAGAAGATGGTCTACGGTGCTCCAATTTGTGCCGCCGGAGCGATGGACAATATGATGGCGACCCGTCAGATGTCTGCTTTTCGCCTGAGCGGAAGGCTGATAAACTATAACAGGCAGGGGTGGTGGCTGAGGGATGTCGTTTCCTACGCGGCTTTCGCGCTTGCCGGCGACGCCGCCCGCGGCGACTATGCGCGCTACAACTTAGCGTCGCACGCGGACGGTGGGGTCCGCCCCTTCGCCCTGCTGGTATGAGCGTGCGAATGCACGCGCATACAATCCTTAATCATCTATAGAGGTAACAACAGTGCTATATACTATAAGATTTCTTAACGGGAAGCCGGTATGCTGCGGCGATGTCTCGATTCCTAGCGACACCACCCGTTTCGGGCTTGAGTCCGTCGGCAACGTCTGCATGGAGTCCGACACCGAGCCGGAGTTCTACACCCGTTGGGTGCACACTCCCGCTGACTCCCCCGACAACGTAGCCCCCAAGGATACTGATGTGGGCGGTATCGCCATCTGCCTCACCGACGCGGAGTACGACACTGTGCTTGCCGCCAGTGCAAGGCAGAAGCGCGACAGGCTCATCGCCGCTACGGACTATCTTGTAACTCCGGACTACCCGATTGATGCCGACAGACTTGCTAAGATTAAGACCTACCGTCAGGCTCTCCGTGATATCCCGGAGCAGGCGGGCTTCCCCCGTACCATCACTTGGCCTAAGAAGCCGTAATTATTGTTGGGGATATGACATGACAGATAATAGGGGGACACATGAGTGAGGAAGATCTTGTTAAGGGTATTGGCAGTGTGGCTGGCGACAGCAGTCCTGCTGGTGGCGATGCTTCTGCTGGCGCGCCTGCTGATGATGTGAGTCAGGCGGAGCTTGTCCGTCAGTTCGGAGACGAGTTCCGCCGTTCCATGCAGGCCGCCATCGACCGCGACGGCCCGGAAGTGTTTTGGAAGAAGGTCTACGACCACATGAAACAGGCCATGGGGAACGAGTGGTAATTAACTATAATTCGTAATTATCAGGTGCCCGTTGTTCCTTGGCATCCTGTTCTTGATGTCAATGGCGTATTTCACGCCGTACTCTCCCCTGATGAAGTCTTTATATAAGGATTCCGTCAGGGGAGTTTTTCCTAGCACCATCAGAGCCTTGCAGGATAAGTTCTTAAAGTCCTGCGCCAGTTCCCTGTGCTCCTTCTCGCCGAACGGAGTCCCGTAGTTGGAGAACACTCCGTCATACGGCGGGTCAAGGAATGCGAAGTCCTTCTCTGTGGCACGCTCGAAAGCGTACTTATATTTGCAGCATTTCAGCTCCGCCTGCTGTAAGAGTTGCGCGTGGGACAGGTCGGCGTTCTCAATGCTGAACTTTTTGTAGTGTCCGAACGGGGCGTTGAACTCCCCTTTGCTGTTGAAGCGTGTCAGCCCGGCATACGCCAGCCTGTTGATGTAGTAGTAGATGGTCGCCGAGCTGAGGTCGCAGTACCTGTGCCCGTTCATGGCGCTGCGGAACAGGTAGTACCTGTTCTCGTTGCGGTTGACCACATGCTCTTTCGGGTTTATTGTTTTCTCAAGCTCGTACTCCCGTTGGTTGAGTCTGAACTCGGCGGCGAGCGCCTCCAGCTCACGGCGTATTCTCGTGTAGTGCTTGGAGAAATCCTTGTAGAAATCCATCAGCTGGCGGTTGGAGTCTGACAGAAAGGCGTTCTTCGGCATGAACTCGAAGAACACCGCCCCGCCGCCGAGGAACGGCTCGTAATATGTTTCGAATGAGTCCGGAAAGTACTTGGCGAAGTATTTTATTTCGCGGGACTTGCCCCCGCAGTACTTGATTATCGGCTTCAATTGTGCTAGTCCCCCTTGCAAATGTGTAAAAATATTATATAATACTTGAGTATAGCTATACAACTGGGTTCATTATGGACACGATTAGTACACCGGAAGGTGGACATGACACAGCCGCACGTGCTAAGCTGGCGGCGAAGCGGTCGGAGTGGGGGGCAATCGCTCAGGACATCGTGATGATGTCCACTGACTCCGGCGGCGCCGCCACCTATACAGCCGATGACGTGGCGGACAATTACGGGCTGACGCCTGATGAGCTTAACCTGCTCCTCACCCTGCCCGCCATGAAGGAGCTTATCGCCGCCGAGAAGGCGCGCATACACGATCTCGGTGTCAACGCCGGGGCACGCATCAGGGCGGAGGCTCTTGCCTCCTCGCTTCAGGAGACGCTGTACAGGCGTGCCCTCAACGGGCAGATGGACGACCGTCAGGCTGTCCAGCTCCTCAGCATTCTCATGCGCTCGGCGGGCACTGACGCCCCTCCTGAGACCAAGGAGGCCGAGCGCTCGCAGACTCAGGTCAACATAGCTTTCAACATTCCCAAGATTGCGGGCAAGAAATTCGCCAAGCTAGCGGCCTGCTCGCAGAACAAGACAGTTTCGCCCGCGGAGGGTACAGAATGAGTCAGGTAAATGACTGGTCAGACGGATATACTTCTGACTATTTGAGAGATCTTAACACCCATGGTCCGGCAAGCGCTAATGTGCCCCGCTCCTCAGTAGTGTCCCATCAGGTACGTTATCGTACTCCTGACACCAGCGACATCCCGCTCGCCCCGGGGCAGAATCCGGAGGACTCTGTGTACAGCAACGCTCCCGGCGCACGCATGGGGCAGCTTAAGCCCCGCTCAGGATATAACCCTCCTGCCGGTGGGGGATACACCGCTCAGACCTTTCCCTCCAGCGGGGCAGGTGCCAGGCGTTATGCCCGCCCCAAGGGAACCCAGTCCCGCTCCCGTGGCAGCGCGCCTGCCAATGGAGTCAAGACCCGCTCCGCCCCCCTGTCCGGTGCTGATGTAACTGCCGATGTTCTGCGCAGTGTTAAGGCGGCTGGCAATACATCATTTGCCAACTGGCGTCAGAGCCTTGTTAATCAGGGCTGGTCTCAGGCTGAGGCTGATGCTGTGAGATATGACCCGTCAACTGGTAAGTTCGTGTCCAATGCCAGCGGTCAGGCTGCTACTGATCACTATATGCGTGAACAGGCAGATAAGGACGCTGGTATTATGGCGGACAACCCCGGGGTTGAAGGAAAAGTTTCAGGACAGACCCCTGCTGGACAGACCCCTGCCAAGACTGAGGGCGGCGCGCAGCCCGCTCCTGCCAAGACTGAGGGCGGCGCACAGCCCGCTCCTGCTAGTGGTGCGCAGCCCGCTCCTGTTAGTGGTGCGCAGTCAGACGCAGACATTGAGCAGCTTCGTGCGCAAATGAGAGCCGAAATAAATAAACTTCGCGGTTTCGGAGATTTCGGAAATAATGCAATAGCTTTGGCGCAGCGATGGGGGGATACATTCCTTAGTGATAGCGGTAAGAGCGATGCTGAGCAGATGCAGGAAATGATTAAGCAATTGCAATACTGGAACAGTATTGCACCGGGTATAGTAAAGATGAACGGAGGCAACTGATGGCAATAGATTGGGGGGCTGAATTCGGGGGTAATTCGCCACAGCAGTCACAGGGTTCCGTAGGTAATGCTGTTGTTGCCAGTGACTCGGCACAGTCCGCAGCAATTGACCGCCTTCAGCAGGCAAAGGACATAACCAAGCGTCATATTGACCAGATGGGTCAGATATCTTCTGAAACACCGGGCGGGATTTTTGGCAGGCTGTGGCCATATGGCGGTAAAGTCTATACTGACCAGCAGATAGCAGATGCCAAGTCCGCTGTTGACCGCGCACAGAATGATGACGAGATTTATCAGGCTATTCGCAATCTTGCCAATGCTAACGACCAAAGCGAGGTTGGTACTGGCGTGGGCGGTATGCTCGCCCGTGGAATGAATAATACGCCTATTGCGAGCATCGGTAATAATTCACTCTTAGGAAACAATCGTACTCTCTACGAGTATCCGGAGGATGACAGATCATGGGCTTACAATATTGGCAAGTATGGTGGCGGATTGGTTGAGCTCGGGTCTGATCTTGCTGGTGCAGGAGACGTGCTCAAGATGGCTAAGGCCGCGCGGTTTAATCCGTTTAATTTTGCGGGAAGGCTGTATCTCGATGCAAAGCAGACCGGAAAAGATATAGTCAATCTGCCAGGAAATATTGTGAAAGGCATTCGCAATGCTGGCAGCAAGACATCAGATTTTGTTAAAGACTCGGTAAAAGCCGGTACAGAGGGCAAGAGTCTTAAGGCATACCGTACTCCTGCTTCTGCTGAGACTGCCGCACCTGCCGCTGAGCGTACTGCCGCGTCTGAGACTGCCGCACCTGCCGCTGAGCGTACTGCCGCGTCTGAGACTGCCGCACCTGCCGCTGAGCGTACTGCCGCGTCTGAGACTGCCGCGCCTGCCGCTGAGCGTACTGCCGCACCTGCGCCTGAGCGTACTGCTCCTGCTGAGGGGACTGCCGCACCTGCGCCTAGACAGGAGTCTGCTCCTGCTGAGGGGACTGCCGCACCTGCGCCTAGACAGGAGTCTGCTCCTGCTGAGGGTTCGCCTGAACTTAGGTCAAACGAAAATGGTACTCCGGATCTCGCCGGTGCTATAAATGGCGAGGGCACTGGAGCCGCAGGCAGTGCTCCTAAGACCGGTGCAGGCGAAGCCGCAGGCAGCGCCCCTGCGACAGGTAGTGTACCTAAGCGTGGTGAAGTATTCGATGATGTTTCATGGTCTAATGATATTGCAGCTAGGGATAAGGCAACAGATTTTGTTACGTCTGGCAAATACGGAGTTGGTCAAGCAGCTGACTGGTATCGTGGCCAATTGACTAGTAATGCTAACTTGGGTAATGCAGCTATCAACCGCGAAATTGCACGTTTTATTCAGCAGTTCACAGGTGGAGCTAAATGATTAGAGACCTCATCCGCCCCCTTCAGCATCACACCTGCGGCATACCGCCGCAGATCCGCACCGGCATGCGCCACATGAGCGGCAACCAGAAGCTCATCGACATGTCCGCCGAGCTGTACGAGTTCCAGCTCAGGCGGATTGAGCAGGTGCTGTCGGGCAACGCCCCGGTGGGGCATGAGCAGGAGTGCGCTGACCTCGCGGCGCATCTTATTATCGACGCGGCATATGTGAACATGTGCCTGCGTGAGGCAGGGTACGCCGCCGGCGCGTTCCCGTATGACGACCTTGCCGATAAGTTATTCCCGAAGAAGATAAATGGCGACACAGACAGTAACGGTTCAGGGGTTTAACTATATCCCCTCGCCGACGGGCATGAAGTTCCACGAGTCTGACGCGTTCGTCAAGCTCGTTGTAGGACCATACGGGTCGGGCAAGACCTGCATGATCATGAACGATGCCCTGTACTACTGCCTTAATCAGGCTCCGGCGCAGGACGGTGTCCGCTACACCCGCATCGGCGTGGTGCGCGGCACCTATCCGGAACTGGTCTCCACCACGCGCGGGAGCATCATCGAGGTGTTCCCCCGCAACTTCGGCGATATCCGTGCCGGAGGGCTCCCTATCCTCGGGACTTACGAGTTCCCCGTTGGCGACGGACCTTATGACTACATGCTTCAGGGTCAGCCGTGGCAGCCGGGCTTCGGCACGATGTGCCACGTGGAGTTCGTGCTTCAGGCGCTCCAGTCTCCCGCTGACGCCGAGAAGGTGAAGTCCGCCAACTGGTCGTTCGCCATCATCAACGAAGCCACGTCTGTGGACTATGAGGTGGTGGTCGCCGTCATGGGACGTGTCGGGCGTTACCCCACGGAAGACCTCGGCGGCTGCTCATACGCCGGACTGCTCATCGATACCAACCAGCCCCCGCAGGGGCACTACCTGCTCAACATGATGGAGCACCCGGAGAAGAACTGGGCGATATTCCACCAGCCGCCTGCCGCGTTCAAGCACGTGGACGCCGGGAACAACGTAACGTACACCGTCAACGAGGACGCGGAGAACCTGCGCAACCTCGGCGCCGCCGCCAAGCCCGATGACTACGACACGTGGACTCCTGAGCAGCAGGAGAAATTCCTGCATGACAAGGGCGTAGCCTACTATCAGAATCAGATAAACGGCTTCCTGAAAGAGGGGCGCACCGATAAGATTGACTCCCTGTTCTGCATGATGGACGTCCCGCTCAAGGACGGCAAGCCGGTGTGGACTCTGTTCAACCGGGATATCCATGTAGCGAGGGAAGACCTCAAGCCGATACCCTACAAGGAGGTTGTTGTCGGCTACGACACGTCGGGCATACACCCGGCGTGCGTGTTCATGCAGGAGCAGAACGGCAAGTGGTGCATACTTGACGAGCTGTACGGCGAGGACTTGGGCATGCAGGCGTTCATCGAGAACGCGTTCATACCGCTTGTCAAGCAGAAGTACAGCACGAACAAGATTATTATCTCGTGCGACCCGGCGAACGCCAAGGACTCCTACACCGGGCTGTCCCCCAGCACCCACCTTGAGGAGCTGGGCTTCACGGTTGTCATGCCCAAGACCAACGACCCGAAGACAAGACTCCGTGCTGTGGACTCCATGCTCAACAAGATTGAGGGCGGACTCCTTATCTCGCCGCACTGCCACCTGATTATCGCCGCCATGCAGGGCGGCTACCGCTACAAGAAGCTGCGCGTTACCGGCACGATTGAGGAAGCCTATGACCCTCACCCGGAGAAGAATACCTACTCCCACGTGGCGGACGCCACGCAGTATGCCGCTCTGTACATCTTCCGTGAGACAGGGCTGACGCCGGACGACAGCAAGCTGGTGCGTTCCATCCAGCGCAGGCGCAGCGGTATGCGTACATTGATGTGAGGACATTATGCCACAGGATCACTCGAACGAAATTTACGACTACGCCAGCGAGATTGAGGTTCCCAATGATGCGAGGGACAAGCTCGCTACCGTAGTTGCAAGGCGCTTCAACGACGCCGTGCGCTGGCAGAGTCAGGAGCGTGTGGGCGGAGTGCCCCTGCGCATGGTCCTGCGCCAGTGTTATGACCAGTATCACGGCATACTGTCACCTACCGAGCAGGACATCATAGACCACATCGGCGTCGACGCCCATGTCAACCTGTCGGCGATGAAGGCAGGCGTGGTGCAGAGTTATCTTGCCGAGTCCCTGATACAGGCGGGGCAGCTGCCGTGGACTATCCAGCCGACTCCTGTGCCTGACCTGTCGGACTCCGGCGAGCTGATGGTCGCCCAGTCTGTCCAGCAGTCCGTGGAGCAGGGTTTCCGCGGAGACCTCCGCTCGCTGGTGTACAGCCTCAAGTCGGAGGCGGCACGCAAGGAGCTGGAGCACGCTCAGGACATCGCCGACAACATGATGAAGCTCATCACCGACCAGTGTGCCGAGGGCGGGTGGAACAGAGCCATGTTCGGCTTCATCAACAATTTCTGCGTGTACCCCTATGCTGTGCTGGCGGGTCCCATACCGACCCGCCGTGTGCGCATGCAGTGGTCGGGCGAGACCCTGAGACCCAAGTACGAAACGTTCTACGAGTTCAAGTCCATCTCGCCTTGGGACTTCTGGTGGAGTCCGGACAGCCCCGACACCCAGCGCGGCACGGGTATATTTATCCGCCAGCGCTGGACAAGGCAGCAGCTGCTTGACGCCGCCAAGATGACCTCGTACATCGGCGAGAACATTATCAAGGTTCTCGATGATGCCAACCGCAACGACTTCCGCTACCACTGGATTTCCAACAACCCTGAGCAGACAGACAGTCAGGTTCTCTCGTGGCGTGACAACGACACCACCATTGACGTGCTTATCCACTGGGGATACTTCAGTGGACGTGAGCTTACGAAGTATGGCATACCGGGGCTTGAGGACAATGAGTTCTACAACGCCATGGTAACGATGTGCGGACGGCACATCATTCAGGTGCTGGTGGAGAAGAATCCCACGCTCAACAAGCGCCCGGTGTTTACCGCCAGCTTCTATACGACTCAGGACAGGATACCCGGCGAGTCCATTCCCCAGCGTCTCCGTGATGTGGAGCGCTGTTACGAGACCTGCCTGCGCTACCTCATTTCCAACGCATATTATGGCTCGGCACCTATCACCGAGGCGGACTACCAGCGTGTGTCCAAGTACATGTCTGACGAGGACATCGGACGTATTATCCCCGGCTCGATGTATTTCTCCGACCCTGAGCTGGGCAACGCTACTCCGGCGTTCAAGTACTACTCGCTGCCGAACAACATGGCGGCGTTCCAAAACGCGCTGGTTTATTTTATGGATCTCGCCGACAGGGTAACGAATATCCCGGCGGCACTGCACGGCACGGCACAGGGGTCGGGCGCGAACAGGACATTCAGGGGAGCGGCGATGCTCCAGTCCAACGCGGTCAAGGCTATACAGTCGGCTGTGTTCAACATCGATGAGTTTGTGTATAAGCCGCTCGGTGAGCTGCTGTATAACTACAACATGATTTACAGCAAGGATCAGACGGTCAAGGGTGACTGCAAGATTATGGCACGTGGCGTAACGGCACTGCTTCAGAAGGAGACCGACAGGCAGAACTCGTATGAGATTCTGCAAATGGTCGCCTCCGCCGGACAGCAGCTTGCCGCTCTGCCCAACGGAGCCAAAATCGTGCAGTGGGCGCTTAAGAATGTGTTTGAGAATATGGGTGTTCCCAAGGAGCTGTTGAAAGATGAAGGCGTGCAGGGGCAAAACCAAGCCGGGCAAGGTATCCCCGGCGGTATTCCGGGGCAGCAAGGGCAAGCAGAAGCCGCAGCGGGGCAAGGCGGGCAACCCGACATGGGCGGGCAAGTTCCCGGCGGCGAGAGTGGGCAGGCTGGGGCGTAAGGGGGGAACGTCTCCCGCATAAAATACTTGACAAGCATTGCAAAAAGTGCTTGCATTGTGCATGACGTGTGCTAAAATACACGCAAGAGGATAGGATTATGCTTAACGGATCACCTGTAAACGTAGGCGATACAGTCTACATACTGGGCATTGGCACAGGCAGAGTCGTCGGGACTGATGAGTCCGGCGGCTTCAGCGTGCAGGCAGGAGCCCGCGGCACCCTGTATTACAGGGACGGCGGCATGGTCGGCAACGCCCGCCGTGTCTACTGGCACGACCCTGTGTTCATTGATCCGCCGAAAGACCTTAACCTGTGGACTGCCTTTATGGACAGTG